AAAAGTGAGATTATTTAGAAGAAAGACAAAAACCAAAACTAGCAGTAGAAAAAGCATAATTCAAAATTGGTTTAAATTTCCATCTACTGAACCAAATATTTTAAACAGTAGTGAAATTCAATCACTTTCTAAAATATCAGATCCAGATAGTAAAAATAAAATTTTAAGAACACAAGCAAGAGCGTTAAGCACAAATACAAGCTTAACAAATGGCTTTTTTGAGCTTCTTGCGAGTGAAATTTTAGGTGAACAAGGTATGGTGCTTGATGTCTCAACTGGAAATAAGGACTTAGATGAAAAAATAGAAAATAGTTGGTTTATTTGGGAAAATAGAAAAAATTGCTGTCCTTATGGACTGTATGATTTTGAAGATCTAGAAGAGATGGTTTTAATCGCTTTGTATAGAGATGGTGAGGCATTTTTGCACTTTGTAAAAAGCAAAGACAGCCTTAAAATTGAGTTAATCGATGCTGATGCTATAGATAATGACTACAACAACGAAGAAAAAAACATTAAATTTGGCATTAAAAATGAGCCCAACTCAATTAAACCACTTGAATATTATGTTAGAAAAAGCAAACAAAATCTCATCTCAATACCAGCAAGCGATGTCATCCACATTAAAAAAACACTTATACCACAGCAAAGAAGAGGTATATCAAAACTAGCAAGTTCTATATTTGACACATATCAAAAAGACAGCCTTAAAAAAGCTGAACTTGATAGATCAAAAATAAGTTCTTCAATAACTGGCTTTTTTGTAAAAAAAGAGGGTAATGAATATGATGATTTTGGTGATGAGGATGATGATAGCCAAAAGATAGAAATAACCGATGAAGCATCTGTTGGAAGAATGAAACTACTAGAAGCTGATTTGCAGCCTGTATTTTTACCACCTTACAACCCAACAAATACTGAGTATTTTATGAAATCAACAGACAGAGAGATAGCACGAAGTTTGGGTGTGAGTTATTCGACCTATACTGGAGATTTAAGAGAGGTAAATTACTCATCAATTAGGCAAGGAACAATAAGCGAAAGAAGAACTTTTAAAAGAGTGCAAAAGTTTTTGATCCGTAAAATGCATAATGAGATATTTGAAAAATGGTTGGAATTTGAGTTATTAAATAGAAGACTTAGCCCACAAGAATATAACTTAATTTTTCATAATTTCACATTCAAGCCACAAGGCTGGGAGTATATAGACCCAACAAAAGAAGTAGGAGCAAATGCAAAAGCTATAGAAAATGGTTTTAAAACTAGAACTGAGGTATTAAGAGAAAAAGGCATTGAAGTAGATACATTTTTAAAAGACCTTGAAAAAGATAAACAAATCGTAGAAAAAATTAACGAAATAAACAAAAGGAAAGATGATGGAATTAACCAAAAAGCTTGATGTTAAAAACTTTAAATCCCAAATCAAAGCAGGATTTGATGAAAAAGATATGACTATAAGCTTTGTTGCTTTAAGCAGCAACAACCTACACAAAAGAATTGACTTTTTTGGTGATGAGTTTTACTTAAGTGTTAATACAAGAGGTGTTAAGTTTAGCGCAAAAACACTTTATAAAGACCATTTTGTAAGTTTTGATAATGCTATTGGTGAGATTATTGATAGTAAATTTGAAGATGGAAACATAAAAGTAAAAGTGAAATTTAACAAAGAAGTTGAAGCAAGTAAAGAGGCATTTTATAAATACAAAAACAATCTTAGCAATAGTGTAAGTGTTGGTTTTGGTGATATAAAGCTAAAAGAGTGTGAGAATATTGATGGCATACCTCACTATGAAATTTCTCAAGGTGAAGTAGTAGAGTTAAGTGCTGTTTGGCAAGGTGCTGATAAAAATGCAGTAATTAGTAAATTTCAAAAACAAAACAATCAAAAAGGAGTAAAAATGAAAGAGACAACAAATGAGCAAAACAAAGAAGTTGAACAAAAGATAGAGCAAAAAACAGGACCAAAAGTTAATGAAGTAGAGCTAAAAGATGCTGAGATAGAAAACATCATAACCCTATCTCAAATTTTAAATAACCCACAAGCAGGACTTGAAGCTATAAAAAACAAAAAATCATATAAGGAGTTTAGCGAAGAGATGAAAAATCTAAATAGTAGTGAAAAATACCAAACTATAAATGTAGTAGCAAAAGAAAAAATAAGTGATGATTTCTCACTTGCAAGAATTATTAGAAGCACAACTGATTCAAAAATAAGCTTAGGCAGTGAGTTAAACTATGGTGGTAAAAATGGTGGATTTATACTTCCAAATAGCTATATTTCAAAATTTGCAGATGTAAAAACCACAACTACAACAGCAGTTGGAATGATAGAAAACGATTTTAGAGGTGATTTATTAATCGATATTATCAAACAAGATAGTGAACTATTAAGCAAAGCAACATTTATTCCAAGTTCAAATGGAACAATAAGCATTCCAAGAAGCAATACAAAAGTAACTGCTGCATTTGTTGAAGAGGGAGCCACAAAAGATGCAGAAGCTTTAAATTTTGATTATATAAACCTTAACCCTCACACCTTGACTGCAACAGTTGAGATAACTAGAACAATGTTAAATATGACAAACTTTGATCTAGAAGCTTATGCATTTAGAGTGATAAAAGATGCAATTGCACTAAAACTTGAAGAAGAAGTATTGTATGGAAATGGTGTAGTAAATGGCATTTTTAATGTTAGTGGTGTGCCTGTTATTGCAGATTATCTAACTGCTCCAACGCTAGAAAAAACACTGGAGTTCAGCACAAAACTAGATGATGAGGGATTGCCAACAAAAAATAGTGTATTTTTCTTTAGAGGTTCAGATATGAACTTACTAAGAAGCACAGTCAAAAGCAAAAGTCAAGATGTCTATTTACTAGATGGTAATGACTTACAAGGCTATCCAGCACTTAAAAACAATATTCTTAAAAAAGGAAATTGCGTGTTTGGAAATTTCGAAGATATTTTAATAGGAACTTTTGGAAACCTAGAAGTAAGAGTTTTACCAACAAGAGGTGGAAATATCTTTTTAGAGGGCTTGTATGATGTAGATATGAAGCTTGCTCGTGAAAAAAGCTTTGTAATTGGTAAATAAGGGGGTTAAAAATGAAATATAAAGTATTATACGATACAACAATTGCAAACAAAATTTATAAAAAAGATGAGGTTGTAGAGCTTGATGATAAAACTGATAGAAACTTCATAAAAAGACTTGAAACCATAAAAGCAATTATTGAAATTTCATCAGATTATGAGGTTAAACAACCAAAGAAAGCAACTCCAAAGGCAAATAAATAATGCTTGAAAATAAAATACTAAAAAGGGATTTAGAAAACATTTTAAAAGCCCCTTTTAGCACTCATTTTAAACATTTAAGAAGTGGCACTGATATAAGGTGCCACCTAAATGTTTCAACGCCTATTTTCTTTGAAGATGGTATGAGTGGGACTGCTATTACAGTGCTATTTATAAAAGACCAAGATATAAAATTAAAAGATGAAATTTTATTAAACGATGAAAAATATGAAATCACAAAAATAGAGCTAGAAAGTCAAGTATTGCAAAGGGCATATTTAAGAGAAATTTGATGGAAATATCAGTAAGAGAACAGATCACAACAGATTTAAAAAAAGCCCTAAAAGATATTGCAAATGTTGAGCTTTTTCAAATATATACTTTTGATGAAAGCTACTTACCAACTATCATAATCACGGATGAAAGATTAAGCTATTATTAATAACTGAATATAAAAACGCAAATAATCTTATAAAGCAAACTTTAGAGATATTAAAAAACTTTAAAAGTAACTTTGTAAAAGTTGAGCTAAGTGAAATCAATAAAGATGGCTTAGAAATAGCAAATAAAACTTACACCCAAACAACAATTTCACTAGATTTTTTATATTTTACCAACCTTTGGGAGTTTTAAAAATGATAATGCTTGGTGTAATTTGTGAAATAAATGCTAGTAAAAGCTTAGTTTGCGTAGATTATCAAGGCACAACAACTGGATTTATCCCATATATGGCAACAGCAAACACATTTAAACAACACTTTATCCCACCAAGAGTTGGAGAACAAGTGTTACTTATGAAGTGCGATAGTGGAGATACTAAAATAGCTCTTGGAGGTATTTTTTCAACTTCATATAAAGAGCCAAACGGATCAAGCCAAACAAAAGAAATCACTAAATATGAAGATGGAACACAGATAAGCTATGATACTTCAACTTCTACTTTAGAAATCACAAGCCCAAAAACAATAAATATAACAACGAAAAATGTTATGAACATAACAACTCCAACACTAAATTTAAACGGCAATTTGAATGTAAGTGGGATAATAACAGATGCAAAAGGGGATTTGACAAACCACAAACACAATGACAGCGATGGAGCAATCAGTCTTCCTAGATAATAATACCCTGTATAAAAAAAGCCTACATTTTTGTATCATCAAAATAAAAAAGGGGCAAAATGTATCAAATCTCAATAGAAGAAAACATAAAACGCATTTTTATAACAAATAAGCTCACTAAAACATTGCGCCCACATTTTGGACTTGATAGGCATATTGATAAGTCAATGCAGCTTCAAAACCTCTCATATTTAAAAGAAGATATCATAACCCAACTTAGAGACTTTGAGCCAAGAATAAACTTAGAAAAAATTAATTTTGAACTATCAACTAATGGTTTAGAGTTGGATCTAGTATATACCAAAAAAGGCTCAAATTTATTAAATAATTTAAGGCTAAAAGTATGAAAATACCTAGTTTTATTAAGTCACTTGATATAAAAAAACAAAGAGATGAGATCATAGAAGAGTTTAAACAAAAAAGCAAAAAGCTTGATTATATCCCACTTATTGGTGATGACTATATGACTTTAATAGATATATTTTTATACAGGCAGGCTAAATTTATAGAATATATTAACTACCAAATTTCAAACAATTATCTAAATTTTAGCACTGGTGAATATTTAGATGAGTTAGTAGCACTTATTGGATTAAAACGTTTTGATGAGGTAAAGCCTGTTGCAAAGTTAAAAATTGCTGTAAATAGTCCTACATATCTACCAAAAGGCACAAAATTCACAGACTTAAATGGGCATAATGCCTATTTGCTTCATAATTTAAACTTAAGCGATGAAACAAAAGAATATATTGCAACTATTGAACTTGAGGAGTATTCAAAAGAGCAGTTTGAAACAACTCATTTAGAAGTGCCAAATATCTATATTAAAAGCATTTCTATTAGTGAAGCATTTAGTGGAGCAAAAAGAGCTGAAAGCGATGATGAGCTAAGAAATAGATTTTTACTCTCACTTCACCGTTTTTCAACTGCTGGAAGTAAAAAAAGCTATCTATTTTATGTCTTAAATACTGAAAGCATCACAAAAGCAAATGTCTATCAAAAAGGAGCTGGTGAAGTAGCAATCATCTATCAAGGTCTTTTAGAAAACTCAATCCTAGAAGATAAAATAATGCAAAATTTAAAAGATAGGGTGCCACTTACTGATAAGATAAGCCTAAAGCCTGTAAATACAGTCAAATTTGATTTAAACATATCAATAGAAGTTAAAAATGAACTTTTATTAAGCGAGGCTATAACTAACGCATACAACGCTATAAAAAAATATTTTAACGCCCTAAATATATCAGAGAATGTGCATGATAGTAAAGTTATAGACATCGCTTTTCAAAACGATGAAAACATCTTAAAAGTTTTTGTAAATAGCACTATCCCAAAAATAACAAGAGATGATATCTTAGTGCTTAATGAGTTAAAAATCACAAAGGCTTTAAATGTTTGATTTAAGAGCTTATAACGACATAATTTTTAGAGTCGATGAGGTTTTAGAAGATGTCTTTTATAAAAATGTTAGTTTTGAAAAAGGCTTTTTTTATAGCGTAAATGAGATAAACGAAAAACACTATAAAGCAACTTTTGATTTAGAAAACTTATCTATAGAGCCAAATTTTAAAGAGCCTTTAAAAACACATTTTTTGGAAGGAACTAGCAAGTCTTTAAGTCTAGCTCTTAAAGCTAGCGGGTTAGATATAAATATAAAACAGTGGTATGAGTATAGCGGTAAACCATATTATTTCAAAGCCAGTATCAATGCAAGCAAAACAGGGATAAATTTTAGTGATCTAAAAAGACTTGATGAGATTATAAATGAGTATAAAAATGTTAGAAGCATTTGCGAAAAGGTTGAAATCTCACAAAGTATAGAAGTGGTGCAAAAAAACAAAAGCGCTTTTATAAGTGGTGAGACAATAGAGTTATTACCTTATCAAATCACAAATTTAAGCAGTGGTTTTGAAAACAAAACTTTGAGTAGTTTTTATCAAGGTGAGATTATAAATTTAAGGAGTAAATAGATGCAGTATTATAGTTTAATAACAGAATATGGACTAAACAAGCAAATTCAAGCTTTAAATAGCGGCCAAACTATAAAACTTACAAAAATGGCAGTTGGCAGTGGTGATGGTGAAATAACTCAAAGCCAAACCACTTTGCAAGAGCAAAAATATGAGTTTTTTATAAACAGTATTGAAGTCGATGAAAACAATAAAAACCAACTCATCGCAACTGGAGTTATACCAAGTGATATCGGTGGCTTTTATATAAAAGAAGTTGGTGTTTTTGATGATAGTGGTAACCTTTTTGCTATCGGTAAAATTGCTCCAACTTATAAACCACTTCTAAGTGAGGGGTCTGCAAAAGACCTAACTATTAAGTTTTATTTGCAAGTTGAAAACACTAACAACATAGAACTAAAAATTGATTCTAGTGTGGTAATTGCCACTAGAAAGTGGACTTTGGATAATTTAAATAAAAAAGCCGACAAATTAGATGTCTACACTAAAAAAGAGACTTTTAACCAAGATGAGATAAATGCTCTCATCCCAGCTGGAACTATAATCCAAAGTGCATCAAAATCTACACCACAAGGATATTTAAAATGTAATGGTGCAAATATTTCAAGGGTGAGTTATAAAAAGCTATTTGAAGTAATTGGAACGACTTTTGGAAGTGATGATAAAAATACTTTTAAACTTCCTGATTTAAGAGGCAGATTTGTTCGTGGATTTTCAGATGGTAGCTCAATTGATAGTGATAGAGGGTTTGGAAGCACTCAAGGCTCTGCTATTGGGCGACATATACATCTTTTGCCAACAGGAGCTGGTAGTGACAAGCTTGGAGATGGAGCAGTATGGGGAGTGGTTGATAGTCAATGGGTTAATACAAAAAATGATATGAATTTTGGTCCAAGCGAAGACTCGGTTGCTTTTACTTATCACGATGATGGGGGCGGATATACTAAAAACCTTTTAAGAAAAAAAGGGCTTCAGTATCCCTTTGAAAATTTTGAAAATGAAACAAGACC